GTTCCTACTACACCCATAGATACATCTGTTCCACCAAATTCATTTACATTCCAACCATTCTCACCCCAACCTGTGGTAAATGTTATATCTTGGCTAAATATTACTGTACCAACTGCACCAGTTATCTGAACACCACTTGTTAAAATTGGACCTACAAAAATATCAAGTGATACTATACCAACACCACTTGTTCCTCTTATTTCATTATCACCACCCCATGTAGCATATCCAAAATAATTTTCGCCAAATCCAGTTTCATTACTTTCTATAACATTATTTTCAGCAACTTCATTTCCTGCATTAGCAGTACCTTGAGCACCAATACCATTAATTGTTAGATTAAGTTGTCCATTACCTTCTTCTCCAAATGTACCTATATTCCCAGTTCCTGCAACACCTGTCCCTATTACATCTGATTGTGGTATTTCAGCACCAACTCCACCAGTACCTGCAATATTCGTAGATATAACATCTGTTTGAGGTACAGAACTACCAATTCCACTAGTTCCCACAGAACCACCATTGGGTAATGTAAATATTCTATCAAAAGTAAAGGTTGAGCTTCCAATAGCTCCAGTTCCAGTAACTTTACTTACACCTACACCTGCTAATGCATCACCAATTACTCCTGTTCCAGTCACTTTGCTTGCATTTACATCTGTTTGGTCTTGTGGCACAAAACTACCAATAGCAAAAGTTCCTGCATTTCCAGTTACAACTAAACCTGCACCTACTGTTCCTATTGCTCCAGTACCTGCGACACCAGTTTGTGCTTCTTCTATTACAAATGATACAGTACCAATAGAACCTAAAGAAGAAACACCAGAACCAGTTTGCGCTCTACGTATTCTTGATGCAAATATATCTTGTGTAAAACCAATATTTATTGTTACATTTTCTGGGTCATTATTTGGTCTTGGATTGAATAATGCTGTAGCATCTGTAACATTTTTGGCAGGAGTAAGTTGTGGTTGTTTTGGGTCAAATTCTTCTGGCTCAACTCTAAGATTATCCCACGTAGTTCTTAATTGAGTATACCTTACTTCAAAACCACTAATATCACTTATTGCTTTTGATTTTGTACCAGATGCATACTTTGCCATTATCTTAAATTAAGCCCTGTTGGTTGTAACTTTAACGAAACACCATCATTATCATTTTGTGATGCCAAACTAAATGCTTCATCATATAAAGATTTTAAAAGAGGGTATTTATCTGGTGCATATTTAACTGATAATTTACTAGCTAATCCTGCACATATACAATCAGACCAAGTATAAGGAATATCCGAATCTTGATTAGATAAGGTAACATCATCTAATTGTGTCATAGCCCAGTAATTTAATTTATATGTACCAATATTTGGTGTTTGCCAAACATAAACTTTATAAATATTATTTGACCCTGCTTGTCTTCCTTTATCAAGCATATATTGATTAGGTCTACCAGATGCTGTTTTATTTGGTATTTGATTATATTCAGCTATAGTAACTCTATTTATAATAGTATCTGTTCTAATGGCATCTGCTGTATTAAAAATAACAACATCAAGAAAATCTAAAACACCTGCAGGTAGGTCATAAGAATTAGTGCCTGCTACTAAAGCAAGCTCTCTTTGTGTAACTGCCCAATAATTAATTCCACGATTAGCCCATTCAGAAAATAATAAATTTAAACTCCTACGAGCAGATATGGCTTGGTCTCCAGTTCTTGTTTGAATATCAAGACCACATCTTTCGTAAGATTCGGTTATTATTTCTTCTATATCTGGTCTAAATGCAACTGTTTGAGAAGTAGCCATATCTACACCTAATTATATTTTTTAGCAAATCGTATAACTATCTGATACATATCGCCAGAAGCCCCTAAACCAGTAGTAGTAAACTTAACATCACCAGTTCCGTTTGTTCCATATGATTTAGTATTTGGTAAACCACCAACAGAACGATAATCGACATAACCTGATTGATTTTCGTCTAAATGCAACATAATGACATTTACATCAGCACTAGCCATAACCATTACTGTCATTGCTTTTATGTTCCATGTACATTCTAATATACTAAGTCCACTACATGCATCTCCATTACTATTATTTAATAAAGTAGAAACATCAACTTTGGTAACTGCCGATTCATCGCCCGTATCTACAAATTGCAGTTGAAAGGCAAAAATAATTTCATTAACGTTTTCAGATAGCTTGGTAGTTGTTACTATATTAGCCATTTATAACTCCTATTATCTCTCAATCATTGCAGTTATATAGTCTACTGTTAATGTTTTTGCTGCCGCGACACCATTCTGAATACCAAATGAAACAGTTATATCTTCATCATCTGGAAAACTAGCATCAGGGATTACCACTCCAACAGGTTCGCCATTATTTATACAATAAAATACTTTTGAAGAACTTGGGTCAATAAAGAATGTTGCAGTAATAAATGTGTCATTAGCAAGAGTTGCAATACCACTTGCTTCAATTGCTTGGTTGTTTTTTTCAACAACTAAATCAAGTAAAGCATTACCATCATCTTTTCTAAAGAAAATACCATCAGTAGCAGTCAATGGAGTAGTGTCTGTAATTTGTAAACCAAATACTAAATCAGTTTGAGTTGCATCATTAGTTTTAAATCTAGCAGAGAAATAAGCCTTTTTTGAACGACTAAATTTGAAACTTTCACCTTTTAATTGAAAGAAATCAGCATCATTATCACCTGCCGCATTTGTAACCAATAATTGTCCACCTGCTCCAGATGTAATTGCTTCTGTAGCTGAACCAGTGCCTGCTTCTGTAGTGGTTATTGTCCAAATACCTGCATGATATTCTAAAAAGTCATTGAAATATCCATAAAATGTTTGGTCTGATGGATATGGTTGAAACATTGGTAGACTTTTTTTAGCTTTGCTAGTGGCATTGTTGCCTGCCCAAAAAATCATATTTTGAAAATGTGTATTAGCCATGTAAATCTCCTTGTCGTGGCAAATGTCAGTCAGTTTATCTAACTGTCAAGGTTAAGTGTAGAATAGAGAGGGAATTAATCCCTCTCTAGTATTAGTTATTAAGCACCTTCTGTACCGAATAAGCCTCTCCAATCGGTAAAACCGAATGAATATCTTTCACGTACTTTATAACGAACGTTACCTGTTTCAAAATCGCCTTCAACACCTCTTTTAAGAGGAGACCTTTGAAACATTTTTAATCCGTCTGGTACATCTGTCTTGATGTAAAATGCATCACTATCTGTTAATCTTCTCATAATATGATAACCTTGAGGTAGATAAGAACCAGACTTTATAGCATTTATGTCATTATCAGCAGTACCTGTTCTCAAATCACTATTCAATATTCTTTGAGCAATAAAGGTATAGGCAGTAGGGATAATTAACATTTGCCCTTGTGCCGCAATTCTTAGACCTTTATCGTCTTTCATATCTGCAATTTGAATTAAAAGTGACTCTAATGATGTTTCACTTAAATCAGCCGCAGTCGCCAAAGTATTACTCTGGTTTCCGTTTTGTGATGGGTGTGCAGTAGATAATAAAGCTACTCCATCTCCACCTGCAAAAGCACCTGCTGTTGTAGATTGATTTAAAATATTTGCCGCTTTAATTTCCTTAGTAGCAGACATACTTCTAGCTAATGCCTTAGTATATCTTGAAGCGATAGAACCATATAGTCCATCTTCTTCTGCTTCTTCAGTTATTGAAAACGCCAAAGCGACTGTTTCATGTTGATATCTTGCAGTCCATTGCTGTGAAGCTGTATCATAAGAAACTGGAGCACCTTCGTTCTTTGTTGGTGCATTACTAAAACCAGTTAACAATACGTCTTCTTCAAAAGCTTTATTAGATGTGTTTGCATCAAAAACCTTTGCAAATTCTGCAGGATAACTATCGTACTCTAAGCCAAAGAGGGTATTTAAACCCGGCTCAAGCATTTTCGCAAATTGTGCTCTATTCATAGCCATTGTTTAAATCTCCTATATTCCAACTGTTACTTTAAGTAGATGTTCATTAATAAGAACCTCTAATTGTGCATGCTCACCAAATTCGTTATCTGGTCCTTCCCATAATGCGAGAATTCTACAAGTTGCAGTAGGTGCACCCATAGTACCATTTAACTCAAAGCCAGATTGACCTGTATTTGTTGAACCTGCTCCTGCAATAACATCAGCATTATTACCGACATTTGTTTGGGCAGGTGTTCCATCGGATTGTATACGATACACGATATAAGGGTCATCATATATATATGCGATTATACCTGTTGCCACAGTACCAGTAGGCCAGTATTGTGAATATACGAAACTTCCGTCACTTGCTGTGTATGACACACCAGCAAATACACCGATATTATTAACTTCTCCGGCTGTATGTGGTACAATTTGACCATTTGCATCAAGGATACATAAATCCCCAGTAAAAATGTTCTCTGCTAAACCACTTACAATTGTGTATTTGTTTGCTCTTGGTGCATTACCACTTGAATGACGAATTGGTATTAAACCATAGGCGCTATTAACGTTTGCCATTTATTAAGTCCTTTTCATTATTTAAAGTGTTAATCTTCCATGGCAGACACTCTGCCACGACTAGATGAGCTTTTTCTTTCTTGGTAGAAAGTTTGCCCAGAACGACGACCTAATGAATCTAATTCACCAGAAAGTGCATCATTTTGTTGGTCTGATTTCTCTCCATAATATGCCTTCATAGCATTATGCTTTTCTTCTGGCATTTCACAAAGGACCATTCCTTCTATCCCTATACAACCAACCCATTGTCCGTGATTAATTGTAGGAAAATTCTGCTCTTTTACTGTATCAGATTTCCTTGGTTCCCAACCTTCTCGCATTCTCTTATATACGTTATCGGGAGTTTCTTTACCCAGAATCGTGGTAGCTACCCATCGTTGTCTAAACCCCGGTCGTGCTTGTGGAGCGTCTAACAATGCCGGTGGAGTCCAACTAGTTTGAGGTCTTACTTCCTCATCTCTTGTTGAAGTCCGTAAATCACCTCTTCCATTCTTGTTTGACATATTATGTATCCTTCCTGTTTAAATTGTTTATTTCTTTAGCATATTTTTTGATATGCTCAGGGTCAGTTATACCTAATTCTCTTGCCATTCTTAATTGGTCGTGGGTCATTTTAACTCTATTTCCGCGATAGACTTGACCACCTGTAGTTGGTGCAACTGCTTGTCTACTTTGTCTTGGTCTTGTCACAGAAACCTCTTGATTAGATATTAGCTCGGGAAAACTCTTTTGTAAACGATTATTTAATTCATTATAATATATAGCATCGTTTTTATCAAAGCCTTCTATATCTAATTGCACATCTATAGCTCTCGCCATAGCAGTTTCTTTTTCAAAACCTTTAGAATTAAACCAATCATTATTTTTCCACCATGACATAGCTTTTTCTGGAGCAGGATTAGTTGCTTGTTGTTGTGCCCTACCTACATTTGGTGAGTTTGTTTCGTTTTGAACTTTATTGGCTCTTGCTTGATTTTGCAAAGCTATTGCTGTTTTAATATCAACCATTTCTTCGTTGTATTTTATTTGTTGTTCAGTATCGCCTTCTTCTATGGCTTTACCCAATGCTCTTTTAACTAAATTATAATGTTCAGCTAATTCATTTTGTCCTTGTTTCTGATTTGACTTTTCTATTTTTTCAAGTCTATGTGCCATTTGTGACATTTGGTGCTGTAAAGCTTCTTTTTCTTCGTCACTTGTTTTTTTCTCACTAATTAGCTTTTTTATTCTGTTTTGAACAGATTTACTGTAATGCTTATCATCAATTGTTGGTTTATTATCTTTAACTTCTTTTTTTTCTATAATTGATGGTTCGTCACTTATTTCTATTTCAAAGTCTTGTTCTTTAAGTTTATTTTTACTTTCTTCAATATTTTCATTAATTTCGGCATTAACTTCTGCTAATGTTTCGTCTTGTATTGTATCTTCCATGGTTGCGACCTCCAAGTTTCGCATTAAATATAAGCGGTTATTTGTACACCATCTGGCAAGATTGAAGTAATCTCATCATCATTTAGTAAAATAAACCTAACATTGTTAACAACAATCTTTTGTCCTGCATATTTGCCATACGTAACAAAATCGCCGACTTGAGGTGTTGTTTGTTGCTTCCATCTTTCGCCTGTATCTCTATCTCTATAAGCTAATTCGCCTCTAGCAACTACATGACCATGAGCAGTTAAAATCTGCTGATTATCTTTTGCAGACTCTGGTAATATTATACCACTCTTGGTTTGTGTTGCTATATCTGCAGGTTGAATTAGTATTTTCCAGTTTAAAGGCTTTGGAAGTTGATGTGATGCAATAGTTGCCTTAGACAAACTATCTGCATATATTCTTTCTTCGTGTTGATGATGCACGCTATTCATCTCCTATATTTATTTGTTTTATTGTTTCGTCAATAACTGAACAAGATAAGTCAATACCTTGTGCAATCCCAACGTTTTTTTGGTAAGATTGAAAATCAGATAAGCGACCATCAATCATAGTTTCTGCTATTTCAGCTCTGTTCTTCTGTAGGTTCTTCTTTATCAGACTCAATATGTCCATTGTGTTCATTTATAGATGCCTCCCCAGACATTGAAACACCAGTAACATTTATAGTTACATCGATTTGCTCTTTGTTTTCTTTATTTTCCATATTTTTTAACCATTTTCTTTTTTGGTTTAAGTTTTTTAATTTTTGGTTTAACCATCTTTGCTTTACCATCTTTCATGCTCTTGCCTCCTTTAAGTAGTTTTGAAAAGCCTGCTCTATTTAGCATTATTACTCCTAAACAACACATTTATTGTAACATTCATGTATTAATATAGATAGCACTTTAAAAAAAAATTACAATAACATATAAAAAGAACCTTTTCTGTGTTGACTTATACTAGGAACCTGATACTATGTAATAGTAAACAACAACAATAACGTTTTTGGGAGAAAACAAATGATATCATCTTACAACATATTAGATAAATTAGAAAATTTTTCTGATAAAGAACTAATTCAATTCTATCATAATGCATACACAACTCAATGCATGTCTCTTGGTCATTATAAGGGACAGATGAATGAAGGTGCTAAAATAGGATATGCCAGAGAACTTGCAAAAAGAGGTGTTACCAAAATACCAAAGGTAGAAGGTTTATTTAATGGAGATGGAACTTCTTAATAATAGGTTTCTAAATAAGAAAGAATTGAGGGATTAATTTCCCTCTTTTTTTTTAATTAAATGTATAAAAGAACCTTTTTTGTGTTGACTTATATGTAGTATTTGGTACTATAGAATTATAAATAAAACAATGTTTCGGGAGAAAACAAAAATGATAAATTTTACTACTAAAAAAGAATACCAAGGAACAAACTTTGATCAACTTTTAGGTAAAGGTACTGAATTTTGTACCTTTAGACAAGCAATTGATTTCTTTAAACTATCTGGTAAAGAATTAAAAGGTGCTAAATCTTGTGCAAGACTAATAAAAATTCTTGATAAAGAAATTGTAAAGAATGGTAAAAAAGAAAAGAAATTAGTACCATTCTATTTCAACGTATTTGAAAAAAACCATTTAATTCAAACTATTCAATCTAATAAATAACAACTTAGGGGGACTTGTTCCCCCTTTCTTTTTGGAGAAAACAATGAAAAAATATTTAATTTTACAACCTAATCATTCAGAAATAAATGATGGTACTGCTTATCAACTTTCAAGAGCCAATGTAGAGGTATCAAAAGAGGCTTTAGATAATGGTCAATATAGAGATGCAGGTTATATCAAGGCAGATAATCTAAATGAGGTTTTTGCAATAGGTAATGTAGAACACGACAAAGTTGAAAAGATTGATAAATTTTACTCTATATCTTGTGGAGATATAATTGTTGACCTAGATACAAAAATTGCTCATTTGGTAGCACCAATTGGGTTTCAACCAATAAGAATTATGAAATAGGGAGAAAACAATGCAACATATAAAATTATATATAGATGATTTATATTGGGAATACGATAGAATGTCATCTTCTGGAAAAGAAACCTTAGATAAAATTGCAAGAAAAATTGGTTTAGACATGCATTTTGGTGGGTTTACTCGTTATTATTTTAACATAGATGCCTTTACAAATCCAAAAAGTGAGAAAGATGGCTTTCAAGGTATGTATGTTTATCTTAAAAATAAAGAAGATTTACTAAAAGACTTTCAACATAATGTAGGTATCATGCACGATAAAAATGATTGTTATTCTGCTATGGTTGATAGAACAGATTATATATCAAACGATTTATCTGAAATAGAACATCATGTACTTAACTTTATAAGAGAGGAGAAAATCTATGGATAAACCTACCAAAATTGTTTCTAAGGATAAAGTCACTCAGAAAGAAGTTGAATTACTTATTGAGAAACATGGCTTTGATATGGAACTTATTAAAAAACAATTTGATGTTGTAAAAGAACCGACTCAAAAGAATTACGATTTTAAGGTAGAACATGAAAGGCAATATGCAATTAAGGTTCTTAATATAATGAGTAATTTAAAACAGAGAGAAAGAGAAAGAGTATTGCAGAGGGCATTATTATTAAATAAAGTATAGACGAGGTATCCTCCCCTTTGACCTCAGACCCTAGTCATTAATTTGGCTAGGGTTTCTATCGTCCTAGAAACGTCAACCAGTTATGGTGAATTGTTTTCTTGTCTTATCATACCACAGTATTTAAGGGTTATGGTCGTTATTCTGGAAAAGGACCTTCAAAAACTTGTTCTGCAATATCATCTGGCGACCTACCCTCTTTTATTAGTTTTTCGTAATATTCTTCTACAGCATCTGCCATATTATCTGATGCCTTTGCATCTTGATATTCAATCATACCTCCATATTCTGATTCTGTTTCTAATATTTCAGTTGGTTTTGCACCATCTTCTATTGCCCTATCTTGTAATGCAATTCTAAATTCGTTTTCGTAATCACCTCCAACATCAACAGAAGAGTCTAAAACAAGTTTGTCATTTAATTCACTTGGTTTGATATGTAACCCATTTTTTACACCATAATTCTTTTCTATTAATTTTGCTTTTTCTTCTAAAGGTAAATCTTCAAACTCGCCTAATGCACCTCCTGCGTTTTTATTAAATAAACCGTCGTATATATTTGCAGTAATACTATTTTCTTCAAAAGCATTTTCATCAGTTATTGGTAGGTCTTCAAACTCTTGTTTTCCACTTTTACCAATCACATTATTATTTTCAATAACCTCGTCTAAATAATTACGATATAATGGTGCAGTAAATTTTTTTAATGATGTATTAAAATTTAATTTTGGTATTTTTGGTATTTTTTTGGCAACTTTAATATTCTTTACCATTTTAATTGCATCTGGGACTTGTGTGGCAAGAAGACCTAATGCTCCTACTGTTCCAGTATCTTTTACAAATTTTCTCCTAGATTGGTTAATTTCTTCATTTTTTACTGGTACTGTGGTCGTAGAAACGTCGCCTGATGTTGGTAAAGATGTTTGTTGTTCTATCATACCACTGTTTTTATTAATGCTTTGAAATTTACTTGAAAGCGTTTTCAAGAATGCTTTAACTGGTTTTGTTGCTAAATAGGCAAATGGTATAGCTTCTACTGCTCCAAGTGCAATATCTGTTGCAGGTAAACCTATATCTGGTCTATCAATTATTGTTTGCAGAGGTTGTCTCATATAGTTTAATAATGCCATACTTCTTTTTAAAGCATCTGGTTCTGCCTTTATAATAGCATCTTGACCTTCTTCAGCGGCAAAATAAGAACCTGCAGGTGTTAAATCTAATAAACCCATATTTTCTATCAATTTATCGCTATTCATATCACCAGTAAAACTTCTAGCAATATCCATGTTAGTTGTTTTACCTTCTCTAGTACCTTTATCAATGATGTTATAGTTTTTCCCAAGATAGGCTAGAGCATCAGCTATCTTTCTTTGTGTTAATTGTCTTGATGTCAAATCTGGTGAAATTTCTTGTTGTTCCATTATACTTGCCCTGCTGTTAACTCTCTCGCCAAAATTTTTAAAGTCTGATTAAAGCTTTTATCAAGTTTACCTGCTAATCGTGCAAAATCTTTAGGGCTTATTTCGTCTGTTTCAATCTTTCTTCTTTCAAGAAACTTTTTTGCCGCTCTGATTTCAGCATTAGCTACCTTTTTTACTGCAGATGCCATTATATCCCACTATCCTCTGTTATTATATCTTCTTCACTACCCATAAGTTGATTTGCTGTAATCGCACCTGCTAAACCAGTTGCTACTATTGGTGTATATAAAGATGTACCAGAATTAATATATTCTTTTACCTTTGGTGTTAAGTAAATTGTTGGTGTGTTGGTTATATAACCACCATTAGGCATACCATCTCCAGTTATTAATTGATTATTTATGTCGTATTTACTCATATCTAAAGCTAGTTCGCCATTTATTCCTTGTTCTAAGAAGTTTTTATCAGTTAAAATAGTTTTATATTCTAATGTTGCATCAGTACCTTTAAGTAAATTTTTAGCAACCTTTGGTATAATAACATCATAATATTGTTTCAGTTGTGGTTGTCTCCATCTTTTATCATGTATAAGTCCACTAGAGAAAGATACACCATCATAATTATTATCGTTGGCATACTTCATTAACCTTTTGATTGCCAACTCTGTAAAACGCTCTGATGTTCCTATAAATGGTGCTGATGGTATATCGCTCTTAGGTTGAAGTGTTGTATCGTACTTTATTGCTTGTTCTAAATTTGTAGTTAATTCTTTTAATCCTTCATAAACTTCGTCTATTTTATCTTCTGGATAATCAAAATTTTTAGCTTTTTCAAATTCACCAGCTTTGTAATTAGTGGCTTCTTTTAATAAAGCATTTTTATCAGAAATTAACTTAGGTTCTACGATTTTTTCTAAAAATTCAGCTTTTGTTAATTCTGTTACAATATTAGTTTGATGAAATCCATCAACATCTTTACGTCTGGTATTTATATCTCTTTTACTTGTAAATTTAATAATATCATCTGGTTTTA